CCGCCGAACGCCTCCGCGACCCACTGCTGCGAGCCCCAGGCGAGCGCGGACGCGTCGTCCATCGCCATCCGGAGGTTCTCCGGCGGCAACGCCTGCGGCGGGAACGCCGGGAGTCGGAACGGGTTAAGGTCCGGGCTCTGCTTCTTGAGCTTTCCGCGCCGGCCGATCTCCTGGATGATCTCCGCGATCGCGGCATAGTCGACCCGCCGCGGAACCGCCGGGACGGCGATCGCCTTGCCGGCGTCGTCCTTGGGCCGCCTCTTCCGGCCGGCACCGGGCCGCGCGCCGCCCCAGCCCATCAGTTGCTCCTCGCCTTCAACACGTCGAGTGGGCCTTCCCAGATTCGAACCTGCCAGCCTTCGCCGCGCTGGACCGCCGGCTCCGGCTCGCCGTCACAGATTGCGAACGTCTCGTCGTTCGGTTCGAGGTCTATGGGATGTAGGGCCACACCGTCGGGGCTGATGGCCTGGAAGATCATGCCAGGCCGCAGTTCGCGATATTCGACGACCGTGCCGTCGAGGAGCTTGGCACGGATGCGGCGCTCCGGGGGCGTCGGGGGAATATCGTCATCGTGGTCCTGGTTGGCCGCGAGCAAGATGGGGAGCCTCCCCTTGAAAACTTGATTCTTGAATTACTGGATGTCGCACGCCGCCATGCTCCGCGTCAACGCCGCCGCCGCCCGGCGCGCAGCACCGCGGTGAGGACCTCCTGGCTGACGTTGGTCTCCGCCGGGGCGATCTTCGCGACCCGCATCATCAGCCCGTCGGCGAGGTTCGGGCTCTTCAGCCCCTCGGGCTGCTTGTTGATAACTATCTTTCCGACCCCGTTCGTCGAGTAGGTCGGGCCGCTGACCTCGGTCACGAGCTTGTGCACGTTCGGCAGCGTCGACGGGATCGAGATGATGTCGTCGGGGTTGCAGCGGATGCCCTGCGTCACCCACCGATGCGTGTTCTGGAAGAGCTTGCGGAGCCGCCACCAGCCCTGCGCCTTCCGGTTCGCGAAGTAGTCCTTGTTCGTGCGGCCCTTGTCCTCCGGGCTCGACCCGATCGTGCCCTCGACGATCGCGTCCGGGTCGACGACCGCCTCCGAGCCGCGGAAGCCGATCACGGCGTGGGGATGCTGGCCGGCCCGCTGCCGCCGCTCGTTGACGACCCGCGCGTCGCCGCGCACCAGCGCGCCGATGCCGTCGGAGTCGTAGCGCCAGCGCCGGACGCCGTGCTCGTCGGCGATCTCGTAGGCCCGCTCGACGGTCGCGAACGTGTCGGAGCCCTTGCCGCTCCACTCCTCCGCGACCGTGACCTCGAAGCCCTTGCCCCCGACCATCGCGTTCTGGTCGACGCCCTCGTCGGCGACGTCGAGGGCAAGCTCGAACGAGCCGGTCGGCTCGATGCCGAGCTTGATCTTGGCGTCGATCGCGGAGCGCGCCCAGATGCCGGGGACGACGACGCCGTGGACCGACGCGAGGTAGTCGCGGTCGATCTCCTGCGCGACGACGACCGGGTCGAGCTCCTCGCACTGCTTGGCGTACCACTCCTCGCTCTTGCGTGGATCGTCGCGCCAGTCGAAGACGAAGACGTCGACCTTGCCCTCGTGGCGCTTGCGGGCGAACGGGTTGTTCATGCCGCGGACCGACGACATGTCGATCCGGCAGTTCGTCGTCTGCGAGAGCGACGCCTCTGTCATTTCTGGCCGCTCGAAGTGGGCGTATTCGTCGACCCAATAAAGACTCGTCCGGTCTCCTCTTCCGATGTCGTCCCCGCCCTCTCCTCCGATGATTGATCCGGTCTCGGGAAACGTGACGCGCATAAAGGGGGCGTCGCGCCACGCTTGCCAGTCGCCGCGAAACTCGACGGGTAAATGCTCCATGAAGATTCTAGCTTTCGGGAGCAACGGCTTAACCGTGCCGATGCGATCGACGTATTCGGTTTTTCTAGAACCGACGCCGATGGCGACGCCTTCTCGAAACAAGCACAGCGCGCAAGAGAGCGCCATCGCCAGCCACGATATTCCCATGTCGCGGGATTTTTCGCAGAGCCCAGGCTCTCTGGCGCGCCACTTCTGCAAGACGAACTCGACCCATTCTCGCTGCTTGGGGAACAGGATGAACGGGATGTAGGTCGGCAGGTTAAGCTCGGCGTTGCGCGGCTCGAAGCAGACGCCCCAGTCGTCGATGAAGTCCGCTGGGTTGTCGCGGTAATAGGCCTTCAACGACGGCAGCAGTTCCGGCGCGTCGCGGATGCGCTTTAGCGCCTGCATGCGATGTTTGAAGACCGCCGCATAGTTTGGTTTTTGCCAGTCGAACTCAAACGGTAGCGGCATCTGCGCTCCGCCGCGCGGCCCAGTACGCCTTGCGCGCTTCGCTGACTTTAGCGCGGGCTTCAGGAGTATGGCGACGGCCGCGAGACGCCGCGCTCTTCTTCGCCCGGGTTTCTTCGGAATCGGGCCTTAAGCGACGACGTGTCCATGCGTCTTTTAGTTTTGCTTTCTGATCTTCCGGCATCAGGACGCCGCGCTTCGGCGATGGACGACCTTTGTGAGCGATAGATAGATTTTTGCGGTGCTCCGCCGAGAAGATCATCCCTTTCCGCGAGGCGCTGATCTTGAGCGCCACCGCAGGCGACGAAGCCGGAGACACTTCTCCGCCGCCGGTCGTATTGTAGCCTCCGGGATATTCGGTGCGAAGCTCCGCGATCCATTTGATCTCCTCATCGAAGAGGCGACTCCGCTCTACGACCGCGAGCACTTCCAGCGTCGGGGCACCGAGCAATCGCCATGCGCGATAAAGCACGGACCTTGCTTTCTTCGATTTGCGCCGATGAGCGTTGAATCGTATTTGCGGATCACCACTCGTCGCCCCGACGTACAACCGGCCATCTGCGAAGGTCAGCTTATAGATACAACTCATTTTCTCGGGCCGCCTCCAGTTACGAGACGACGATAGACGTTCGCGAGCCGAACGGGGTCGTCAAGGTGAACGACGTTGTCTTCAGTCGGGAACGGAAGAGGCACAGCCGGCGGCGGAATGACGAACTGCGCGCGGAACTTCGGGCTCTGGAAATCGGCGAGCCTGACGCAGGTATCGATGAACAGCTCCAGCCAGGTCCGCAGCCGCTCCCACTCGACGTCCTGGTAGCCCGGCGTTCCCGGCTCGGTCCGGTAGGCGACCTGCTGGTGCCTCGCGACGATGCTCTTGAGGATCGGGACGACGTCCTCCAGCTCGTCCTTCGCCAGGCGCTTGTTCTCGATCACCTTGGCGATCACGCGCTGCGCGACGCCGCCGGGCATCCCGGTCTCCTTGGCGAGCTCCTCCGCCGCCTGCTCGACGATCTTCGCGTCGCGCATCTTCGCAACGGTCGCCTTGTTCGGCGTGTTCTTCTGCCGGCCGCCGGTCTTCTTGCCCTTCATGACATCCAGTTTAGACCCGGATAGAAGCATAGGGAAATGCCTCCCCTTAACCGGCCATTAACCCGTCTGGAAGTATCGTGGGGCCTCTCGAACTGAGGAGGCTGAGATGCGGAGACTTCCCTGCGGGTGCTCCACGGACGGCTCGATCGTCTGCGAGGAGCATCGGACCTTGAGCTTCTCGGCGGCCGCGCGGGCCGTCGGGGAGGAGGCGCTCCGGCTCGCGGCGGTCTCGCTGTTCGTCGGGATCGTTCTGGTCTGGGCGGCGATCGCTCAGATGCCCTGACGCGAGTTCGCCGGAGCGGACGCTTGCACATCGCTCCGGCGGGTTCGGGGACAACCGTCACTTTGGGGGGTGACGGCGGGTCGATAGCATCCGGTCCGCGCGGCGGTCAAGCCCGCTCGTAAATCCACCCTGCGAAGTCGCCGAACCGGAAGACCTCGACGAAGCCGGCCAGCTCGCCGGCGCGCATCGGTCGCTGCAAGCCGGAGATCGAAAGCTCCTTCGCGATAACCTCCGCCGGCCTCGCGCCCGCCTCGTGCTTCGCGGCGAGGGTTAGCCGATAGGCGACGGTCCCGACGTAGCCGGTCGCCGGCTCCATCTTGTCGAAGACGACGACGGCGCCGCCGACGCGGACCGCGTCCTTCATCCGCTCGACGAGCGCGGCGCGCTTCGAGACCGGGACGAACATCAGCGCCAGGAAGCAGACGACTAGGTCGGGCGACCACGCCGCGAAGTCGAACTCGGCGGCGTCCGCGACGACGAACTGGCCGGGGCCGGCGTAGACGCGGGCCATCGCCGGCGAGGAGTCGATTGCGACGAGCGAGGCGTCGCGGGCGCCGGTGTCCGACCCTAGCAGGGGAACGCCACGGACCTCAACGCGCCTGCCGCTTGGGAAGATCGCCTCGACGTCGACGCAGTCTAATCCCCGCCGGACGATCTCCGCCTCGAAGACGTCGCCGGCGAGCGAGCGGTAGCGGTGCTTCGCTTCCTTCACGCCGCCCTCGCCGGGATCGAGCAGTTCCAGAAACCTTGCCACCCCTTCATCGGGATCGGTTCGGCGAAGGCTTCGACGTCGAGCATCGGCCACGCCCATTTGCAATGTTCAAGACGGTCGCTGTCTCCGATCGCGCCTTTCCATTTTGGCATCGCTTCCTCCGCGAGCTTCGGCTCGCCGAGTCGGACCGTGCCGAGGACCGCGGAGAGTTCGACGACGCCGCGGCCTTTCGACGCCGCCGCGATCCGATGCAGGAGCACCCGTGCCCTGTCCGCGACGAGGCCGGTCGAGCATATTGGATCGTCGAGGCGATGCAGCAAGTCGAGAATCTCCGGCATCTTGATCGGCCTCGCTCCGGCGTGCATCGCGACTCGCTCGCCGACTGCGGCTCCACCGCGCTCACGGTAGTCCCACTTCCGGAACTCTAGCGGCTTCGCCCCGATCATCACGAGCGAGGCCCAAGGTTGCCACAGCGTGATCGCCTTCATCAGCCTGCTCCGAGGATGGACGGTTCGCCGAAGTTTTTCCCAGGACTCGTCCGCTCGCGTTCTAAGTCTTTGCTTTTGCTGGCGCGCCCGGTGGACGAGTTTTTCCCATCCGGTCGCGGACTGGGCCGCGGCGGCGCGACGAGAATCTTCGCGCGATTGATCTCCTCGACCCGCCAGCCGAGCGTTCGCAGCAGCGCGAGCGAGACGCGTGGCATCCCGTCATCGTCGAAGCTCGGCGGCTCGACGCCGGCGGCGCGGTACTCGGCGAGAAGCTCGCGGCGCCCCGCGTCCCTCGCCGAGGTCCTGGCCCGCTCCAGGAACGCCGCGTCGCGGGCGGCCATCTCGGCGGCCTGGCGCGCGGCGAACTCCCGCGCTGTCTCGACCGCGGCGCGACGCTCCGTCGCCTCGTCCTGGCGGAAGAGGTCTTCGTCGAGGGCCTCGTCCCAACGGCTCATTTTGAGGGCTGCTGCTGCCGCACGATCTTGAACGGCGTTTTCCTTCAAGCGTTAGCGTGAGATTTCAGCCACGCCAGAACTTCTAGAACGTCGCGGTCAGGTCGGTCTGGCCAATCGACTCGGCCAAAGGCGCTGTATCCCCGAATAACCTGTTGCTCGGCTTCGAACCGCGAGAGCACATCAAAGCATTCCAGAAACCTCTTGATCTGCGCGGCAGTCGGCATCGGCCTATTCTGCGTTTTTGGTTGTCTTATATGCGTCGCGCGGCGACAGCATATCAGGGCTTTGCCCAAGAAGTCTCATTGAACCGCCCCTTCTTGGGCAAGTGAATTTTCTGCCCAAAATGTCGCGCTGATACCAAGTTCATGCGTTTCTTGGATCAGACAGCAGATGTTGTGGCAGAGGATTTTGCAGAGGACTTCGTTGACCATCGCCACGTCCGTCTTGCTGCGGACGTGATCGCGGAATTTGGCCTTGATCATTGAGAACGTGGATTCGACGTTGCTGCGCTTGTGGTAGTGCCGGTCAAACTCGGCGCGGTTGAATTGAAAGTAGTGGAACATCCGCTGCCACAAGCCGGGCGAACGTCCGTTGTGGATGCTCTTGAACGCGATGTAGGGCGTCGCGCCGTGGTACTGGATCGCCTTGTAGTTTTTTAGGCTGCCGTAGCCCTTGTCCGCCGATACCTCATTGAGTTTGAAATTCTCTGCGGTCGCGTCAACCATCGCCGGGAGTAACTTGGTATCGCTGGCGTCGCGGTCCTTGATTTCAACGGCGGTCACGATGTTGGTTCGCACGCCGCACTTCGCGGCAGAATCGACCCGCGCCGCCGGCATCTGGCGACTAGCGATGATCTGATTGCGGGTAGCCTTGGCCTGTGGCATTTCGAGTACCTCGATGATGCGTTCATAAGGGACCACGATTCCCATTCCCACCGACACTCTTACATCTTGGCCAGTTTGTACCGCTAGAACTTCGTCTGGGGGAGCGTCCCATGCTCCTTGCCACAGTCCGAGCAATCGGATGACAGGTCTTACAGCACTTATCTTGGGTTCGATCTCCGGCTGTCGATTACCTGACAGGGGACGGAGAAGTTTGGAAAAGTCCAAATTCAATTCCGGTCTCACAAAAACAGGCGAACCACTCAAGCCGTTTAGACTCTGCGATTCGACCAAGTATCCTTCAACGAATATGCGCTTCTCGCCTTTCGGGTCGGTCCAGTCGACGACAGGAATCCGCTCGTCGCCCGGAAGCATTG